CTGCTGGAACTGTGACAAGGTTTGGGCTAACGGTTCAATCTTTGATATCGCAGTAGCAGAAAGTGCATTCCGTGATCTTGGTATGCAGTTCCCATGGCAGTTTTGGAACATTCGTGATTGCCGAACGATTTATGATCTTGCGGGCGTAAGTCTTAAGGATCCTAAGTATGGTACAAAGACAACTCACAAAGCTGTTGAAGACGCAATTCATCAGGCTCGTGTTATTCAAGATGCATACAAGATTCTGATTAAGGCTGGATTGACTCACATCCGATGAGAATTGACAGTGACATTGACATTGACGTAGGTGATCGTGAACAACTATTAAAGTTGATCGCTCATACGCCTGCGGCAATGCGTAATGTCACTCCTATGCGTAAACATCCTAGTGGTATATATATCACTGATATTCCTTACGATCCAGAAAATGATATGTGTTCGCTAGATTACACGGAAGCAGAAGAACGCGGATACTTTAAACTAGATTTATTGAATGTCCATGTCTATGAAAATGTCAGGGATGAGTTGCATTTAGTCAAGTTGATGCAAGATCCTGATTGGACTATGCTAAAAAATCGTGTTACAGTAGAGCAATTGATTCACCTTAATAACTCGTTCAACATCATGCAACGTATGCCCGAACCAATTGATAGCATTCCTAGACTGGCAATGTTTCTTGCTGTAATGCGTCCTGCTAAAAAACACTTGCAAGGGTTGACATGGAAAGAAGTCGCAAAGACTGTATGGGATAAGGATAGTGATGGCTATAGCTTCAAGAAAAGTCACGCCATTGCTTACGCCCAGCTTGTAGTTGTGCATATGAACCTGTTACAAGAGAAGAATTAAAAATGAAACCATTAGTTAAAGTTGAGAAATCATTTCCGATTACTATTCACATTGCCGGAAGGTATCCCGTAGCAGAAAAGATACTAAAGAAGTATTGTGACGAAGTAGGATTCTGTGTCACTCTCAAGATGGTAGAATACATCTACAAGGGAGGAACTGAACACGGGATACAAGTAGGATTAATTAACTACCCACGCTTCCCTTCAGATCCTGCAACACTGACTGCTAAAGCAATTGAGATTGCTGAACTACTCCGTGAGGGAATGAAACAGGAATCGTTTAGTGTTGAAACTCCTGTTGAAACAATTTGGTATAGCTATAGAAAAGGTGACGTAACCAATGACTGAATATAACTTAGAACTATTGCCTGAAGGCCATCCGCAATTACTTGATACTTCAACTGAATGGGATTTTGAAGTTGACGGCAATCCTGAGGAACTTATCAAGGCAATGTTCAAGTTCATGATTGAAAATGGGGGAGTTGGTCTTGCTGCCCCTCAAGTTGGGATCCAGAAAAGAATCTTTATCATGGGCAACTTTCAAAAACTAGTTGCTTGTATCAATCCAAAGATTGTGTCACTATCCGAAGACAGAATTGTTGATATGGAAGGATGCTTGAGCTTCCCTGACTTGTTCATGAAAGTTAAACGCGCAGGGTCTTGCAATGTGCAGTATCAGACAGTAACCGGTGAGGTTGTTGAGCGTGAATTGACTGGATTAGAAAGCCGTGTGTACTTGCACGAGTTTGATCATTTGTTTGGGGTAACGTTTGACCAACGAGTAGGTGACTTGACTTACAAGATGGCTAAGGATAAAAGAAAGAAAGAACTAAAGAAGAAAGCTAGAAAGAACTAAACTATGTCAACATTTGATACGAGTACTAACTATACATTAGCCGGTGTTGCCGATCATGTTACTGGTAAAAAGGTAATGTCCATTATGGAAAAATATCTTAATCAGCAAATGTCAGAAGAAATGCTAGATAATATTATTCAAGATATCAAACTTGAGTTTGGAGAAGATCATCCGGCGAAAGTAAATCTAGATGATGAAACTAATGACATTCAAATCATTGTCAAGGATAGCAATGGCAGATATATTAAGTGTTCTTCACTTACACTTTTCCCTAATCGGGATTAAGGCATTCTTTTTACAAGTGTAATACTTCTACGCTTTGCTCTTTTCTTAGTGAAGTCTGTCATACTAACGACGGGTCCGTGAACTATATCTAACCCTTTGTTGTTGAATGTTTTGATGAATGGCTTAAAGATAATCCATTCTTCTTTCAAAAAAATATTGATGGGAATTGATCTATTTGATTCCCACCACCAAATATCACCTAATTCTAAGAACTTAGCCCTAAGTTCGGGCTGCACTATCGCTCCATAGTCATACATTGTAGTAACAGTATCGTCTCTGTTTTGGATAATACCCACGTAATCTTGGTTACTATATGTACATATAGTAATGAACGGGTGGTTTTCGCTTAGTCTTTTGAAAAATTCTTCATTCATAATTCTAATCTATTTACACCGTTTTACCCAAACTATTTATTTTAGTAATAAATACTTGACAAGGAGAAAGATTTGTGTACGCCACCTCAGTTTTTGTATATGTCCAAAGACAAATCGTAGTACTCCTAACAGGAAACTCACCGAGAAAATATATGCCACAATATGCTAAACCACTAACTCTACATAAGGGTGTTGACAACAGAATTCAATTTCAGTTCTTGAATCAGGAACAGAAGCCCGTAGATATTACTGGAAAAAGCATTACTTGTAGAATCTTGAATTATGATGGCACTGAGATCCTAGTTTCAAAAGCACTTGATTTAGATTATGCCTTAACCGGAATTGCGTCTTTAAGATTAAATGCAGCAGAAATTGAAGACATTCCTGCACAAAAAGCATTTTACTCGTTAGAAATTCCTGAGGGCGCATTTGACTTTCCAGTATTCGTTGATCAGAATGCAGGGGCAAGAGGAGACATGAATATTGTCAACTCAATCCTTCCTTCCTTTGTTCCTTCTTCGGTTATTACAATTCCAACAGGACAGCCCTTCCCCAATATTAGCAATAGCTCAGGCAACACCAACGTTGTTTACTACACTAGTGTAATCAACACAGAAGATAATCCAGTATTGACTATTCAAACAAAGTATGATGAATATTATGGCAACATAACTATTCAGGGTTCTACTATTGTTGATGGTGACTGGTATGATATTCTCAATGACACGGACTTGGCCAATGTAACTGAGACTAGAGGTTATACTATTCATGGCTACCATCCTTATGTTAAAGTAGCATTTACTAGCAATTCGGGCGCGGTAACCAATATTCTTGCACGTTAACTCTTATTATGTTACAATCAGTTTGTGTTTGATATACTGACCATCATACCTGGTAGAAAGAAAACAACTGCAAAGGGCTGGGTAAGCTTCAATGCGGTCTGCTGCCATAATCGCGGTCACAAACCCGACAGACGTATGCGCGGCGGCATCAAGTTTGACGAAGATGACAACTGGTCCTATCACTGCTTTAACTGCGATTTCAAATGCAGATTCACATTGGGTAAGTCACTCAGTAAAAATCTACGTCTACTGTTAGGGTATTGTGGAGTATCAGACGAATTAATTACAAAATACAACTTTGAGAGCTTGCAGCAAAAGGATTTGATTGACTACGTTAAAGTCAAGCGCAAGAAACTTAAAGTTGTATTTAAGGAAACTGAACTTCCCGAAAATGCTATATTGATTGATGAGAATAATATAGAGCATAAAAAGTTTGCAGACTACATTCATGATAGAGGATTATCTGTAAAAGATTATCCCTTCATGATTACGCCTGACGAAGAAGGAAGAAATAGCAACAGAATTATTATTCCATATACTATGGATGGTAAGATCGTAGGTCATATCAGCAGATATCTAGACAATCGCATCCCTAAGTATATCAAGGAGCAGCAGCTAGGATATGTATTTGGCTTAGATTTACAAAAGCCCGAATATGAAGTGTGTATTGTCGTTGAAGGTATTTTTGACGCACTGAGTATCAATGGATGTGCATTGACACACGACACTATCAGCGATGAGCAAGCAGAATTATTGCGTAGACTAAATCGTAAAATTATAGTTGTTCCCGACTTAGATAAGACAGGGATGCAGGTATGCGACAGAGCATTAGAATTAGGATTTCACGTATCTATTCCAAACTGGAGTGAGGAAATAAAGGATACCAATGATGCTATAAGAAAGTACGGGAAAGTCCCTACACTACTAAGTATCTTACAATCAGCTACTAACAGTAAAATCAAATTGGAAATGATGAGGAAGAAAATTGCTAAAAGAATATAATACTGATGTTCAGGAACTCTTTTTACGAATGATGGTTACTAACGCTGAGTTGTATACTCGTGTTATGAACATCATGAATCCTCAAAACTTTGATCGTAGATTACGTCCAGTTGCAGAATTCATTGTGGAGCACACTACTAAGTACTCCATCATGCCTGACCCTACGCAAATCAAGGCAACTACTAGCGAAACGATTGATCATATCCCTGAACTTGATCAGGGACACTATGATTGGTTTCTAGAAGAATTTGAAGCATTCACTAAGCGTCAGGAACTTGAACGTGCTATTCTCAAGGCAGCAGACTTGCTTGAGAAGGGCGAGTTTGATCCGGTTGAAAAGCTAGTCAAGGACGCAGTGCAAATCAGTTTGCAGCGTGATATGGGTACAGATTATTTTGCTGATCCTCAAGAACGATTGAACAAGTACTTCAATCAGGGTGGTCAGGTGTCTACTGGCTGGCCCCAGCTTGACAGACTTATGTATGGTGGTATGAGTCGTGGTGAACTTAACATCTTCGCCGGCGGCTCTGGTTCTGGTAAGTCTCTTGTTATGATGAACATCGCACTTAACTGGCTTGCACAGGGTCTAAGTGGTGTTTATGTGACCCTTGAACTTTCAGAAGAATTGACTTCGCTTCGTACTGACGCCATGCTTACTAGTATGAGTACGAAGGATATTCGTAAGAATATGGAAGACACTGCATTGCGTGTTAAGATGAACGGCAAGAAGATGGGGCAGTATCGTGTTAAGGCATTGCCTGCACAAAGCAACGTCAACGCTATTCGTGCATATATCAAGGAAGTGCAGATTCAGACAGGCATCAAGATTGACTTTGTTATGATTGACTATCTTGATCTTGTTATGCCTGTCAGTGTCAAGGTCAATCCAAATGACCAGTTCATTAAAGACAAGTATGTGTCGGAAGAACTTCGCAATCTAGCGAAGGAGCTTGGCATTCTTATGATCACAGCCTCGCAGTTGAATCGTTCGGCTGTTGAAGAAATTGAGTTTGATCACAGTCACATTGCAGGTGGTATCTCTAAGATCAATACTGCGGACTATGTGTTTGGTATCTTCACTTCACGTTCTATGCGTGAGCGAGGCAAGTATCAAATTCAGTGTATGAAATCTCGTAGTTCTACTGGTGTTGGTCAAAAGATTGACTTGGAATATAATATTGATACTATGCGTATTACTGATGAGGATCCAGAAGAAGGCAGGACTCATACGCAGACTCCAGCACAATTAATGAATCAAATCAAAACTACGAGTTCAGTAAGCGAAACTGTTAACAACCTACCTACTACAGAATCAAAAGTCATATCAAATACTGAAGGGGCAAAACTAAAATCACTGTTAAATTCTCTCAAGAAAAACTAAAGATTGACTAAATACAATATAGGAATCTTTACTATTATGCAAAAGAAAACAAAAAGCCTTCTTGAGGAATTACAGTCTTTTGGTGACACTAGGGATATGAATCATATCATTGAATCCCGTGCATCCAACATTATTACTAGTGCTATCAATTTAATTGAGTTGATGCAAAAGCAATATTCTTCCGAAAAGGCTGAACTTCTTGAAAAGAAGCTTTTGAGTGCAATCAAAAGTAAGGATCAGGCAAGATTCACTAAGACCTTGAGGAAGAAAAATGAAAATTAATGAAATCAATCAACCCAAGAATCTTAACGAGGGCACATTTATGGATCTATTATTGGGTCCAGAATTAGCAGGTAAATATAAAAAGACAGATCGCCACGCAGAAGCCGAGCGTCTTTTCCTGGATGACTTCATTGATGATGCAACAGTTTCATTGAATAATGGAATAAAGTCTGGTTTGGTTGATCCTAAACTAACAACTTCTACTACTGGCGCAGCGCCAGCAGAGCCGGTTGATCCTAGCTCAATTAAACCAACGGCCCCGGGCAAACCAGCCACTGGAGCAAGTGGTGCAGCCGCATATAAAGCACAACAACAGACCTCACAGAATATTAATAATTATGTCAGAGGCGCGGCGCAAGCTATCAATAAAACTACTGACAAAAATCAAAAAATTGCTTTAGCAAAAGAACTAGTCAATACAATGGCTGACCGTCAGGGTACTCCCGAATGGAATAATGCAGTAGCAACAGTGCAGCAAATTATTAGAAGAAGCGGACTGGATTCAAGCTTTGCTAATGCCGCAATAAACAATCTAAAGACCGGAAAAACAATGTCAGAAGCATGGAGAATTTATTTTGCCAACATGCTTTTAGAATCTGTAGGAATCACTTGGGAGCAAATTGGCCTATGTGTTCTTAAAGAAGGGACAGACTATTACGTTGCTGATAAAAAATATGCAAAATTAAATTACATATTTGAAAGCATTGTAGAAACAGACGGCGCACAAAGCATATCTGATTATATGACAGATTGGTTTGATCTTTATATGCAGGGTGTAGATTGGAGAAGAAAGCAAAGCATAGTCATGCCTGCTATTAAAGACGTAGAAAAAACATATAAGACTGATTTAGGAAAAGCAGCACTAGAAAAATTA